ACAACGGCGGGACGGTGCTTTCGAGCTGGGGAAACGGTGTTCTAACAGACACGGGAGTACCCCTTTACGTCCTGCCGCCGCGTGATGCAGGCACAACAGAGTTGAGCGAGATTCCGCAGGCTGCATACAGAAGTTCCAGAACCTCCGGCGGGGGCGACGGTGACGGGATGCAGTTTGTATTCTCCCCGCAGATCATAGCCTACGGAAAGGCTGACCGCGCAGAGATTGAGCAGATCATGCGTGAACAGTTCGAGAAGTTCAAGGCTGAAGTCAAAAAGGAGATCAAGGAAGAGCAGCGCAGAGAACAGCGCACGAAGTACGCATAAGGAGGCGGTTCTATGTACGTTACCAAAAGCGGCGACACATGGGACGGGATCGCAAAGATCGTCTATGACGACGAAATGCGGGCGGACGTGCTGATGGCCGCCAACAGAGAGTACAACGACGTTTACCAGTTTGATTCCGGGGTGCAGCTTGTCACCCCGGAAGTCACGGTAAAGACGGAGGTTGAAAACCTGCCGCCCTGGAAGAAGTGAGGTGATCGACGTGTTCTTACCACGCCAAGCGTTCCTGTCAGTCGAATACAACGACAACGATATGACCGCTGACATTAAGAACGATGTGGAGAGTTTCACTTTTACGGACAGCGGATCGGATTCTTCTGATAGTCTTTCCATCAAGGTGAACGCCAGCAACGTGAAATGGAAAAATGGGTGGATGCCGGACATTGGCGCAAAGCTGCATCCGAAGCTCTGCACAAAAAACTGGATCGTGCAGGGCGACAGTGCAGAACTGGACTGCGGCGTTTTGGTGGTGGATGACCTGGGCTTCACAGGCTGCCCGGACGTGCTGACAATCGGCGCGGTGGCGCGGCCAAGCGATACGGGCTTCCACGAGAGAAACCGAGAACAGGTCTGGAAGAACACATCCATCCAGCGCATTGCCTCGACCATTGCGGAGCGCAACAGCCTGCAATGCTCGATGGATGCCGAAGATGTGGACATTGCCATCAAGGAACAGGACGACAACGACAGTGCTTTCCTCAAGAGCCTGTGCGAAACCTACGGCCTGATCCTGAAAGTGTACATGGGGAAGATTTGGATTTTCGACCGCGAGAAATACAAACAAAAGGATGCCGTAAGGACATTCACCCCGGCGGACATTGTACCGGGTTCCTTTTCCTGGAACACAACATTGGCCGGAACATACACAGGCGGCGTGTTCACATACACCAACCAGCGGAAGAAAGTCAATATCAATGTCACCGTCGGTAGCGGTGACAGGATGTTGAAACTAAACCAGTATGCGTCCAGCGAGGCCGACGCGAAACGACAGCTCGAAGCAGCTATTGCAATGAAGAATCATTCCAATACCACCGTGTCGTTCAAGACGATGGGCGACTTGAATATCCACGCAACACAGTGCGTGAACATTCAGGGGTACGGAAAGATGGACGGGAAGTATTATCTTGATAGTATCACCCGACCGCTGGATAACTCCGGCGGCCTCACGAACGAATACGCAGGAAGCAGAGTGGGAGGCTGATCTATATGCAGAGCGTGATCCGCGTTGGTGAGGTTTCCAAGGTCAACTACGACAAGGGAACGATAGAGGTTGCCTACAAAGACCGCGACGATTCCGTAACGGATGAAATCTGCATGGTGTCGAACAACCTGTATCGGATGCCTGTTGTTGGGCAGATGGCGTGCGTCCTGCACAACTCCGCAGATCAGGAAATGGGGACGTGCATCGGAACCTTTTGGAACGACGACAACAAGCCCCCCGGCGGAAAGGAGGGCCTGTATCGTTACGACTACAACGACAAGCAGGGCGTGGCCTACGAAAGCTATGACGGGAAAAGCGGCAACTATGAAGAAAAGATCGACGGAAATACGACAGAAACGGTCGGAAAGAACGCAACCCACAAAATCGGCGGTGATCTGAAATTCATAGTCGGTGGCTCTACCGTCACGCTGACGCAGGGTGGCACTATCAAAATCGAGGGAACGGACGTTGAAATCAAAGGCTCCACCGTGAACATCAGCGGCGGGAGCGGAGATTGCAAGATAAACGGCATAAGCCTTGTGAATCACCTCCACGGCCACGACGGCGGCGCAACTGCTGGCCCGTATACCGTGGCTGGCGTTACAGGGAAGCCGCAGTAATCGGGAGGTGGTTCTATGGCATGGGGCGGAATTGGCAGCTTTGCAGGGCTGGTATTCACAGTGTCGAGCTGGCGCGTCGTAACGCCGGACAATATCAACGGCTCCACGTCGAGCAACTGGGCCGCCCATAGCGTGATTGGCGGAAAGGAAAAGAGCGAGTATGTAGGGCCGGGACTCAAAGAGTACCAGTTCGAGTTGCTGCTTAATTCACAGTTCGGAGTAAACCCGCGCAAGGTGCTGAACGCTTTGCAGGAATTGTGCGAGGCTGGCGCTGTTGACTACTTCATAATCAACAACAGGCCGCTTTCCCGCTATCCGTTCAAGTTCGAGAAAATGTCGGACACCTGGGACGTGGTACATAGATTCTGGGGCCTCAAGTCCTGCAAGGTGACGCTGACCCTAAAGGAGTATGTATGAGTGACGAACTGAACAACTTGCTGCTGGGCGACATCGAAGTTGAAGTTGAGCCGTCCGATGGCGACCAAGACCGCGACGTATACAATCGCCTCATAACGCTGTACGGAAGCCGAGTGGGAGAACAGGCACTTGACCGGGAGTTTGGCCTGGACATTTCCTGCTTGAGCCTCCCGGCGGAAGCGGCGGAAGCCCTCTTGACCGCGGAGATCACCCGAAAGACGGCGCGCTACGAACAGCACGCGCAGGTACAGCAGGTTGATTATAGCGAACAGGACGGCAAGAAAGGATATATCCGGCCAAAGGTGGTGGTGAAAATTGTCTAATATCACAGAGTTTGCAGACATCCCGGAGTACAGCGTAACAGGAAATCTCACCCTGCAAGGTGCGCGTGACCTTGTTATGGACATCTACACCGAGAACTACAAAAAGGTTTATGCCAAGGCACCGCCGCTGTACGACAGTGACCCGCTGACGCTGACCCTTAAAAGCATGGCTATGCTGTACTACATGGCTATGCAGGTGGCGGAGCGGCGCGCACTGGCCGCTATGCTGAAATCGGCAGAGGGCGCGCAGTTGGACAACATCGGCTTGCCTTTCGGCGTGAAAAGAAACCCGGCAACATACGCCACGGTGACGATCCGCTTTACCTTGTCGGCGGCGCAGAAGAGCGTGGCAATGATTCCGCAGGGAACCCGCATCCGAACTGGTGCGGGTATTTATTTTGCCACAACGGAATACGCCCAGATCGACATTGGCGAAACGAGCGTTGATGTGCTGGCAAAGGCGGAAGAAGTCGGCGCGGAAAGCAACGGCATTCCACCGGGCGTTATTGATACGCTGGTAGACGCAATCCCGTTTGTGGCTGGTGCTGTGAACATTGACACCAGCAGCGGCGGCGCAGATGTAGAGAGCGACGACAGCCTGACCCGTAGAATCTGGCTGTCCCCCACGACGTACAGTTGCGCAGGCCCGCGTGATGCCTACGAGTTCTGGGCTATGAGTTTTCGCTCTGACATTGAAAATGCCATTGCGATTTCTCCGAGAAGCCAGCCTTGCACGGCGTACATCTACTTCATGCTCACGGGCGGAAAGATGCCGAGCGAAAAGGACATTTCCGAAATGGAAACCTTTATGATGAATGAGGCCCGTCGCCCAATGACAGACCTTGTGATCTGCAAGGCCCCGGAAGAGGTGGAGTACAGCATCGACTTCACCTACTACATCGGGGCCAGCTCGAAGAAGAACGCCGACATCGTGCAGCAGAATGTGGCACAGGCGGTGCAGGAATACCAGGACTGGCAACGCTCCATTGGCCGGGACATCAACCCGATGGAGTTGATCTACCGTCTGCGCGCCGCGGGCGTGAAGCGCGTGGAAATGCGGGAACCTGCTTTCAAGGTGGTGGAGAGCGGCGCAGACAAGGAAAAGGCACTCGTGCAGATTCCGAAGTTGAGCGGCCAGCCAACGGTCGTCTATGGAGGTGTCGAGGATGATTAAACTCCGCGAGGCCAGGATAACCGACGGCGTGCCTAAGATCGTCGCCGCCCAGCCTTGGGTGCAGGTTTTGTCCGAAGTCTACGCCGAGTTGCAGGGCCGGGTGCTGGATTGCCTTGACGCTGGTGTGACGTTCTCCGAAGTGGACAAATGCTCCGAAGAAACACTCGACCAGATGGCAGTATATCTCAAAGTCGAGTGGTACGATTCCGCCGCCGACTTGGAAACGAAACGCAGGATCATCAAGACAGCCATTGAAATTCAGCGGTACGCCGGAACGGTAAAGGCTGTCCGGGAACAGGTCAGCGTGACTTACCCGGATTCCGAAGTGGAAGAGTGGTTCGACTACGGTGGCACTCCTGGATTCTGGCGGCTGAACGTGAACATCACTGATGCCCCGGCGCAGTATCACACCATAGACGAAATGGAGGATTTGCTGGGCTACACCAAACGACTGACAGCTCACCTTGAGTATATCAGCTACATGGTGCGGCACGGCATTTCTGTTGGCGCGCAGGTGGAGTGCATGGCGTACAAAGTCCCTATCTGCGGCGCAACAATCTGCGGCACATACTGGCGGCCTAGTACGTTAGGCTGGTCGTCCAACGGCCTGCTGAACGTCGGCGGACAGGCAGAAGCATTCCTGGACAGCCCGAAGATCACGGGTACAATACCCCGGATCAGCACAAAGGGATGGAGCGGCGGACAAACGCTGGATGCTACGCCGCAGATGGACGCTTACAAAATCCACCCGGCGGAATCCGG